CCAGGCTGCTCTAGCTAAAGACCCTGTTGTCCAGATGGGTCTTTGTGGTCTTGAGTCTAGATAATTATAAGTTACTGATCTATCAACTATGTTAGATCCGTTAGTACAATAGAACCAAGTTACTTCACCAAACAAATTATTTAATCCTGCATTTACAAGATCTCTTGCTGTAGTATTTATATCGTCATAAACAAAATCTTCTACTAAACATGGTATTGATTTTAACTGACCATCATAACTAAAGAATCCATTCTCTGACATCCAATATGCAGAACCATCAACTTCCACAGCAGCATTTTTACCAAGCAATCCGCAGTTAGTCCCTACTTGTTCAAATGCAAATGTAAAAGGTTGACCTACGAATCTCATAAGAAACAGTGCGGTGTCGGTCCAAACATAGATAGCATCCCTACCTCTGATAGCTCCCATAATCATAGAGCCGTCTGCAAGTCTCTGAGTTCCTGCAGTATTGGTTGCAGTTACAGTGTATGCATTTGTGCCGCTAATATTTTCTTGATCTGAGAATCTTATAAACATGTCATCTTGTGTCGATGTATCTCCGATCGTTGTCTCTGTTCCAAAGAACACTAAGTGACGATCGGGCGTAGATACTAACATGTGTCTTGATGCGGTTGGTGCACCAGATATGACACTTGCTCTTGTGGACTCCGCATTAGATGCAGCAGAATTCCATTCGAATACTGCACTGTCATGAATCAGACAGATGGCTTTGTCTCCAAAATTATCTAGTGACCACATACCAGGTTCTAGTACCAAGTCACCTGATGCTGCCTCACCCCAAGCAACAAAGTCTGTGGTGTTAGTCACAGTGTCTCCACCATTGTGCGCGGAGGCTGTTGTTCCTCTTACCTCTCTGGTTACTCCTGTTAATTCATTAGAAGCACTAATTCCTGTATAAGATATTTCCTCATCATTGATTTTAATAATACTGGTTCCTGTGTTTGGAAACAAACTGGCGTCTGTTAATATAATTCCAGTTGTGGTAGAGCTGTTAATACCTGCAGTTATAGTTGTAGTTGCAACTCCTGTAGCTGTCCCTCCCCATGATCCAAGAGACCATCCAAAACCTTTTGCCTGTACCGCAGGTCCTACAGGATAATAATGTTGTACTCTAATCCCACCAGATGTTGTTGCACCAGATCCTGATTCATTAGATGGCATTGTGATTGTAATAGTTGTAGCTGATGGTACAGATGTTACCATAAATTTCTTATCGTTAAAATCAGAGGCTGCAAAATTAGAATTAGTTATAGAAGAAAAATTATCTAACAATATAATGTCTTGTTCTCCTATACCGTGAGATCCACTAAAAGTTATTGTAACAGTCGGTGATCCGTTGGTCGTGGTAAATGCACTTGTAAGAGTTGTTGTTGATTTAATCGGATGTATATCGTAAAATATTCCCCCTGAGTATGCATATAATATTCTGTTCGTTCCGATGATTGCATACTTTCTACCTTTACTATTTACAAAATGATGAAGACCTCTGCCGGCACCAGTTAGTTTACTCTCTCCCAGTTGTCTCCAGCCACCTATTTTTTCTGGTGTGCCATATCTAAATCTGACGTTATCACAATCTATCCATTGACTTTCAGCTGTGGTTGCAGATATTTGTTTATTGATTCCTGGTGCAAAACCTATTTTTTGTAGCATATAACCTCATTTTATTATGCCTTCACAAATGATGGAAGACCTAACATTGGCCTTTTGTCGAACCTATTCTTTTCAGCAAAAGGACCATTTACATGGTTATAGTGAAGGAATACCTGTCCACAGATATCGCCCTCAAAAGGTTCTCTCCAATGCTCTAATTCACAACCACTATATACTAGCATATCGCCTACATCAAGCAAGACTTTAGTGCCTTTGGGTGCATTGGGTTTATGTATGTTTTTATACTCATCTACGACGCTGTCAGCCCCCGTGCCGTCGATAAATATAGGCCATGGATCTCCACCTAGGTTTACTGTAGTAGATATCTCACAGGAAGGTCTATCTTTGTGCCTTTTTAATTCATCTCCTTTTTTATATAGTCGTGCATAAGAGTAGGTAGGCACTAGGTGTAATCCTGTTTCTTGTTGCATTCGAGGCAGTACTTTCATTAGCATAGTCTCCATAACAGGATCTGCATAATGAGAATAAGTGTTAGGTATCTGTCTATCTGTCCATGTTCCTAACATACCATTATCAAAAGTAATATTGTTTTGATACATCCAGGCCACTGCATCTCTCTTAAGAAGAAAATAATTAAATACGAAATTAGCTAATTCGTATGATATTGCACCTTTGATTACTTGATATTTATTAAAAGCCATGTTGTATAAAATTAAAACTTACTGATATTCTTATATCATTTGATTTATTAGGTTCAACTGAATGCCATAGCCATGCGGGAAACATCAATATTCTATTTTCTTTTGGCTCGATTTTAGTTTCTCTCCACAAATGTTTAGGTGGTTTTCCTGGTTTTCTAATAGGCATGTTAGATTGAATTCCATGTCTTGGGTCATAAAAAGTTATTGGTCCACAATTAGGGGGTGTCTTTACATAATACACACCACTAAATAAAGAGTTTGGATGTATGTGTGATTTATTATAACCATCTTTGTAATTAATATTAGCCCACATGTTTCCAAGACGTGGTTCCCTGTCTAACCACTCTTCATTAAATATTTCAAATTGCATCTTAAATAGCTCATTCATTAATTCTTTATATTCAGGTTTAGTTTGCATTATTGTTTTAGAATGCCAACCATTTACATTTGTTTTTATTACACCTTCGTCCTCCTTAGACCAATTAATAATATGTCTAGCTAACTCGTCAGTATCTAAATTAACGTCTTTACCATATATGGTTGTTGGAAAAAATTGTTCTTTAATCATCTAAATGGTGTGCCTCCAAACCAAACAACAAGAGACTGTCTCACTCCTCTTGTAACTTTATTAACTCTATGATTTATAAAAGACGCAAAAGCAATAGCATGCCCTTGTTCTATTTTTTTAAATCTACCCGGTGTCATTAATTCTAGATCCCCTCCTTCAAATTCTGAAGGGTGATTTAATAAAAGTGTCATTGATATTTTTCTTACTGGTGGTTCGTGTGCCATGGTCACATCACTATCCATATGCCAATCGTAAAAACCACCCTCTGGATACTCTGTAAATTGTGCTTGTTCTGTTATTCTTACATTATCAAAACCAAAATGATTTAAATTTGCTTTTTGTACAAACGTATCTAACGTATCGTAAAGGTGTGGCATCTCATTAAAAGGTATCCAAGAAATTGTAGTTAATCTTTTTTGAGTATCTACTCCACCACCCGGTTTATTCATTCCAACTTGTGCTTGTTGTGGCGGTTGTCTTCTTCCACAATCAATAACTAATTTACATTGTTGTGGCGTAAGGACTGGTGTGGTTGTTTCTATAATCCAACTTTTCCATTTTGGTTCTAACACTACTTTATTGGGATACATTAAGACACTCCTCTATTTTTAACTATGTTATATTCTACGTCACAATTTGCAGCTAATGTTCTTCTATAACCTGGCCCATTGAAAGGATAAACACAATGTCTCATATCATATGGAAATATATAAAAATCTCTTTCCTTAGTTTCTGGTTGATAATCAATTTTAGCAAACTGACCATTAGTAGCACCTAATATCTGTAGTTTCCCGTTTTGGGGTTGATCGGCTGCAGAATATTCTACACCATATCCGTGTGGTGGTAATTTTAAAATCATGACGCTAGATAGACCCGTATACAAAGACCCTTGGTGCACATGCACTGGGTTGTATTCGTGCTCTCTCATTTGATTAACCCAGATAGAGTTTAAATGTAAACCATAATCTGTTATGTGATTTCTACTTAAATATTGATTAAAACATCCCTCAAACCATTTTAAAATATCAAATGGTAAATGATTGTGTTGGTTCATCATAGATTCGTCTTCACCTCTAAAAAACAAACTGTGTTCATTTTTAATTTTACCAACAAGTTGTTTATTTGCAGGGTTTAATTTATCAAACTTAGATTCATAAATCTCATTAATAGTTTTATAAATATCATAAGGCACTTCAAATTTTAATATTGATTGGCCTAAATATACAAACTCAAATTTCATCTAAATTAATTTCTTTATAGCTTTTTGTTGCTTCTACTATAGTGGGAACTTTATCGTTTTTCAATACTTTAATTGGAAATTCTGTAAACCCTAATTCTAATCCTGCCAGATATCTATTGTTACCATAAACAACTTTATATTTATCTCCATCTTTAACTGCTAATAATGGATTAATAATATAACCAATCTTCTTAATATGGTCTCTTGTTTTAATATAAAGAGGAGATTGTTTTTGATTAATCGGATTTAGCTCCAAGTCCCTGTTGCGAAGAAATAGTTTTTCTTTCGGTGCCTTCAAGTTGTCCCCTTTCTTTTTTAATTCTTTCTATAGTCTGTAATTGACCAAGCACGTTAAAAACTTCTGGCTGACTAGATCCAGCAGTAATAGTGTCTTTTTTATTAAGCATTATTTTATGGTAAGATTCTAATTGATGAGTGTTAACATTATCTTTATCAAACGTGCCATCATCATTTTCTTTTTTAAGTTTAGACCATAATTTAATCTCTCTCATTCGATCTCTAGCTGTAAGTTCCATACTAGCTTTATCAAATCGTTTTTGATCTAGATCTATTTCATAACATTCTTTTTTATATTCATCTGTTTCTTTTTGTAATTTTTTTTCTAACCATTTAATTTTTGCATCATTTCTTCTGTAATCAAAAGATAGAGTCATTAACTGTTCTAAATAAACATTTTGCTCTCGAACACATTGCCAATATTTTGAAGCGTTAGTTGGATATTTTAAATCACTTAAAACTGAAAATCTCATTTCTGTTTCAGTCCTAAATATTTGTTTCTTGGTCCATGTGTCACGAAGCTCGTCTACCATGCCTTTAAACGCACTAACATCATTGGAGTCCAATAGATTATGTAAATTGTCTGATTCTTTATCTACAAGTTCTTTTATATTTCTTTTTTCTGTCATAAAATCCTTTCGTAATTAATATATACTT